TATTAGCGACTCTCCGCGCGCCACTGGTTCAGATTCGCTGACCGGGACGGATGTCATGGCGGCCATGGGCATGACCCAGGAACGTGCCGCCATGGGATACAGTGCCTTCCTCGGCAAGATGGGCATCAGTTACAACGATCGGGAGAGGGCGATTGAGTTGCTGTCTGAGTACGCGTTAACCAAATGCGATAAGGTTGCCGCGCTGCGCAAGCTGGACGATGCGGTTAAGCCACTGGTGATGCACCAGTTGGCCACCTTCGCTTTTGAAGATTACTCCCGCAGCGCTGCGAGCGTTAAGCAGTGTGATTGTTGCAGCGGGCAGGGATTTATTGAGGCCGACGTGTTCACAATGAAATCTCATTATTCAATGAGGATTCCTCAATGGGCGAAAGAGCTTGGTCAGTCACCGAGTGATTTCGAGGTTAAACGACAGGTTCGAGAGGTGGTTCGAGTGCTGTGCTCGAACTGCAAGGGGAAGAAGGTTGTCAGTTGTGCCTGCAATGATTGCCGGGGACGTGGGAAAGCCGTAGACCAGAAGGAAACGAAGAAACAGGGTGTGCCGGTTATGACTGACTGCAAGCGCTGCGGCGGGCGTGGATATGAACGCATTCCTTCAACTGAGGCCCACGCAGCTGTTTGCCAGATTACGGATGTAATCAGCCTGGATACGTGGAAGAAGTCCGTTAAACCGTTCTATGATCAGCTGATTACGAAATTCGATATTGAAGAGGCATGGGCAGAAAACCAACTGAAACAAATAACACGATAACGGCTATGGAAGTTAATTCCAGCTATTTACTTTTCCCGAATCTGTGTTAATTTTATCCCAACGATGGGTTAATGCCTTCGTTTCAAGCCCCGCGGATAACACCGTGGGGCTTTTGCGTTTCTGGAGGGTAAGAAAATGCACGGGTAGAACGGACAGACCGCAGTCGAAAGGCACTGCAGCAGTCATGATGCTGCCCCGAGTCGCGTAATGGCGAGCCTGTGTAGTGATGGGTAAGGGTTCATAGATCAAAATAAGCTCCGGTAAAGCAGCGTGAATGCCAGATACGCACCGGTTATCAGCGGCGATGACGCGACAGCACCTCAAGGGCATGAGCGTGGCCACTCCGGGAAGTGGCAAAGAATTTATAGCCTCGCTTATGCGGGGCTTTTCTATTTCAGGCCTCACGGGAATCATCCGCTACGTGCTTTGTTGATAAATCCAGCCCGTGAAGCCTGACCCTTTTCATACACACACAGCGCCATCCGAAGAATCGGAGGTGAGGCTATGACCAGAATGAGCACCATTTACAGCAGACTTTCATATGGAACAGGCACCACGCTGACCGGCTGCGGTGTATCAGCGAAGGCATATGCCGAAACAGCAAAAACAGCAAAAGAGGTGTCCTGGATGTTGGCCGACAGAATTGCAGGGTTAAGCCTGAGCGACTGGGCAATTATTGTCGGTATCGCATGCACGGTAATCACCTGTGCAGTGAACTGGTATTTCCGCTGGAAAGAACGGGAGGATCGGCGCAATGGCTATGTCTCTAAAGCTGAAGAATAAATTGAGCGCAGCGGTCGTTGGTTTGATTCTTGCCGGGGCTTCCGCACCCGTGATTCTCGATCAGTTTCTGGATGAGAAAGAGGGTAACAGCTTGACAGCATATCGCGACGGCGGCGGACTCTGGACCATTTGCCGTGGTGCAACAATGGTTGATGGCAAGCCAGTAGTACAGGGCATGAAGCTGTCAGCTGAGAAATGCGCCCAGGTAAACGCCATTGAACGCGACAAGGCGCTGGCGTGGGTTGACCGAAATATCAAAGTACCACTGACCGAACCACAGAAGGTGGGTATTGCATCCTTCTGCCCGTATAACATCGGCCCCGGTAAATGCTTCCCATCGACCTTCTATAAGCGCATCAACGCAGGTGACCGCATCGGTGCATGCGAGGCAATCCGCTGGTGGATTAAAGACGGTGGCCGTGATTGCCGTCTAACCAAAGGCCAGAAGAATGGCTGCTATGGTCAGGTTGAGCGACGGGACCAGGAAAGCGCGCTGGCGTGCTGGGGGTTAGACCAATGATCAGCGAGTCTGTTAAGACCTGGTGGAAAGCCGCCACGGTTTCAGCGCTTCTCATTGCCTCATTCGCCGCAGGTAGTGTGTGGACGGAACGAGCATGGGAAAAGAAATGGGCAGATCGTAATAGTGAGGAGTCCTCTCAGGCAGAGAACGCTCAAACGGTTGCCCGTATGATTGAACAAGGGCGTGTAATTGCTCGCGATGAGGCTGTTAAAAATGCACAAGAACAGGCTGCAAAAGCAGCTGCGAATGCTGCTGGTCTGTCTGCCACTGTTAGCCAGCTGCGCACCGAAGCAACAAAACTTGCCATCCACCTGGATGCCGCAAAGCACACCGCAGATCTTGCCGCTACCGTCCGAAGCAAAACAACCGACACCAACGCAGGATTGCTTGCCGACATGCTCGGAGATATTGCAGCAGAAGCTAAACGATATGCTGGAATCGCTGACGAACGCTACCGGGCAGGAATGACGTGTGAGCGCGTTTACGACTCGGTGAGAGAGTCAAATAACGGGATCTGGCAAAAAGCGGGGACGAATCCCCGCTAGCTGTTAGCCAACTTTGCGATAAGGGTAGCCAGCTTTTTTGATGTGGGCATCAAAATACTGGCCTTTTGACGACGCATTCATTAGTGCCGTGTACACGGTAGATGGAACCCGAGAGTATTGATAAATGCCACTGCTATGGAATGCAATTTCCAGCGTCGAAGTGGCCTGGTCATAACCTACTGATTGGAGATTTGAAGATGAAACAGGTTGACGAATCAAAGCAGTTTCCTCGTTTGAATGGGAAGAGTCCCGAGGAAATCGTAGAGCTATTCAAAAGTTATAACTTTCGATGATCATGGTCATCGACTGGATATGTGCCAGGACTTCAAAGATTTGGTTGAGCTTGCAAGCGATGCCTGATGGCGTTACCGAAGCAGAAAGAAAGCTAGCCTCGCATTAGCGGGGCTTTTTTACGACCAGAAGAAGCAGGAGAAGAAGTATGTTAACAGTAAAAGTAATGTCGCCTGGTGGCGGCGAAGAGATTCATTGCGGTCTGAGTGTTGGCTTTAACCCTGACCAGCAGAGTATTGCTGTCTCGGGCATGGACCAGAACGTGTTTCTGAAACCCGGCGAGGTTGCTTATGTGATGAATGCTAACGGTAAGACCATTTCCCGTTACGAATGCCCCGCGCAGTTATGAGCATTACAGAAGCCATTCCGAAGAGTGGCTTCGATAATGTGGCGTTAATATTACTGATTCTCAGTAGTCCGACTTAGCGAGAGAGGTTCCGCTGAAAAAACCTGATTTCCGTTCATCTTTTACGAACCATTCGCAATAGTACTGATCACGTTCATCATCAAAGTAGCTTACGGTCATCAGGGGGCCACCGGACTTCAATTGGACAACGGTTCCATCTTCCAATTTTTCAGACATTTAATCCTCCATATCAAAAAAGAAATTGATCGTTTTAACTTGTAGATAGGGATGCCATGACGCTAGCGCCCTATTGATTTGCCTAACCAATATGTACTGACAACCTTATAAAGGCTAGAGATATTTATGGCAAAAACGGCTTCGAGTGATCTTCCGCAACGCCCACTTCCACCAGTTAATTTCATTGGCCCCGATAACTGGCAGCCCTACACCAGATTAATCCCCGCCAATGAAGCGCATGAGTGGATAAGCCGACAAATCCTCAGCGATAGCGGAAGCATACATAATCCTGACCACGCCCATTTAATTGAAGCTGATTTGTGTTTTATGTGGGCTTCAGAATCGTTCGCGAAGAAAGGTCGCTATGTTCTCGGTCAGGCCGAGCAGGTAATGCTCCGCGCAGGTGGTTGGCAGAAAGCCAGAATGGAACAGCAGATGTATGAATGGTTTGGGCGCATCCCGAAGTTCATCATCACGTTGGCCTCCGATTATTGTTCACAATGCAGCGACCTCGAGTTCTGCGCACTGGTAGAGCATGAGCTTTACCACATTGCCCAGGCCACCGATGAGTTTGGCGCTCCGAAGTTCAACAAAGAGACCGGGCAACCGGTACTGACATTGCGCGGCCACGACGTCGAAGAATTTGTCGGTGTTGTGCGTAGATACGGGGCGAGCACTGAAGTGCAAGAACTGGTGGACGCAGCCAATCAACCTGCAGAGGTGGCAAAACTTAACATCGCCAGAGCGTGCGGGACGTGCATGCTGAGACTGGCGTGAATTTTTGACTGATTATGACAGGCGGTAAGCGATGGCTGCATTAAAGGGAGAGGTGAAAGCGTTTATCGTTCAATCGCTTGCATGCTTCGACACGCCGTCGCAAGTGGTCGATGCCGTCAAAAAAGAATTTGGCATCACGATCCCCCGTCAGCAGGTTGAATCTCACGACCCGACGAAAGCAAACGGCAAAGGTCTGGCGAAAAAATGGGTCGAGATGTTCAACGAAACCCGCGAGCGCTTCCAGACGGAAATTGCAGAAATCCCGATCGCTAATAAGGCTTATCGGCTTCGCGTACTGCAACGAATGTCTGTGACCGCAGAGAACATGAAAAACCTCGGCATGACAGCTCAGCTTCTCGAACAGGCAGCAAAAGAAGTTGGGGATGTCTACACCAACAAACAGAAGGTTGAGCAAAGCGTTGTTGCCACCCATAACGTTATGCCGGTCCCGTCCTGCGATAACGTCGACGACTGGGAAGCAGCAGCACAGAAACAGCAGAGCGAGGTTCTTGGTGGATGAATTACAAAGCCGTCTGGAAACCTTTGCCGGGATCGCAATCGCTCTCCCTGAGTTGCCCGTGTAACGAAATCCTCTACGAAGGTACGCGAGGCCCCGGTAAAACCGCCGCGCAACTGGCGCGCTTTCGTCGCCTGGTTGGTCTGGGCTATGGCTCGTTCTGGCGTGGCGTCATTTTCGATACCGAGTATAAAAACCTCACCGACATCATTACCCAGTCAAAGCGTATGTATCGCCTGTTTAATGACGGTGCACGCTATCTGGCGTCAGCATCTGAATTGCGCTGGGTATGGCCGACTGGCGAAGAGTTGCTGTTCCGCTTTGGGAAGGAAGAGGGGGATTACTGGGATTACCACGGTCAGGAGTTCCCGTTCATCGGCTTTAACGAGCTGACAAAGCAGCAGTCTGCTGAGTTCTACGAAATGATGTTCTCCTGCCGGCGCTCATCGTTCCGGCCGGAGAACTACCCGCTGGCTAACGGCGGTCTGTTGAAGCCAATCCCGCTCGAAACATTCAGCACGACCAACCCATTCGGCATCGGCCACACCTGGGTGAAGAAACGCTTCATCGAGCCAGCGCCCCGCGGCACCATCATTCGTGAAACGCAGCAGGTGTTTAACCCGCAAACTGAGCGCGAAGAGGATGTGACGCTGACGCGCGTGGCTATTCACGGCTCGTTCAAAGAGAACCCGTATCTGGATCCCCAGTACATCGCAACGCTGATGGCCATCAAAGACCCGAACCGCCGCAAAGCTTGGGTAGAGGGCTCCTGGGATGTCACCAGCGGTGGGCGCTTTGACCACCTGTGGAATGCATCGCTGCACGTCATTAAGCCGTTCCGCATCCCGGATAGCTGGACGGTTGACCGTTCCCATGACTGGGGTGAGTCGAAGCCGTTCTCTAACCTCTGGTGGGCGCGAGCCGACGGTACTGCCGCAGAACTGCCTGATGGTCGCCAGTTCTGCCCGCCTGCCGGGTCGCTGATCCTGATTGGCGAGTGGTATGGCTGTCCACCTGACGAGCTGAACAAAGGGCTCAATATGAGCTCGACAAACGTCGCCAAGGGTGTGGCCTGGATTGATAAGCGGCTGATGGGCGAAGAGCTGCCTGAACCTGAAGAGATAAAACTCAATGGGATAACTCAGGGGCAACTGAACATCATGCCCGGTATCTGCAAAAAGGTTGTGCCCGGACCTGCTGACGGGGCTATCTACAACACCGGTGATGACGAATTATCTATTGCCCAGAAAATGGAATCCCAGGGCGTTAAATGGGTGCCATCCAACAAGAAGCCGGGTTCACGCGTGAACGGCGCGGCACTGTTTGCTGACATGCTGGAGGCCGTCATTGAGGGCAAGAAGCTGGAATCAGGTATGCCAGAGAAACCAG